CATCTAACGGGGTAAAGTCCACAAGTATCGCAATTAGGCTTTTTAGAGCATAACATAAAATGTCCGGCTTTACATCTGGGTAGTTTTTTAATAACTGGCTTCCTGTAATCACTATACACTGGCATTTTTACCACCCCAATCCCGTTATTTTGGTTTGCTTACCGCAATGTTCGCATTTTGTATGCGTTCTATTTTTCAGCAAGTTATCTATCAGCCTATATTCAGTTTTTATTTCATCAATCCACGTCACGGCACTTGCTACCTCATCGGAAACCCTTATAAGGAATTGAATAGGATCAAGTGTTTTTCCGCATTTAGCACATTCAATCCTCCGCAAGTTTTTATCCAGTATCACCTTACTATCATGCTGGCAATCAATAAAATCTGTTTCTTCTATCTCCATCGATAATACCTTCTCACTTGCCTTACCGTCTTTTTGAGTTATAAGTGAAAATAACCTATCTGGACTAATTTTGTTCATTTTCTCTTACCCTTTCTCTTTGGCGGTAACTCTAAGTTTCGCAGTGGTTCAGGTGTTTTTATGGGTCTTAATTGCCGACGCTCAAGTTGAAAATTCTCAAGTGCCGCTCTCAGCCCATGCCTGTCCTCTTCTGATAACTTGTCAATCAAATACATACTTTTCTTTCCCCCTATAATCCTTTCTTCTCCGTAAAAATAATATCATATTCCCAAAACATCCGCAGAACCGACACTTGATGATGATTCCTCTTTCTCAAAAGCCTCCCGCAATAATGAAGCCGCGCCGTCAGGCGCGTCGTCGTTTCCGTTACCGTCAGGCTTCCAGTCTAATATCTGGTTCATGTAGCGCGGATCCGTTTGTTCGTCCCATATTATATCAAACCACGCCCCGTAAAGGTATGTGGAGATTTTTATTTCTTTGTTCATGTGTTCCGAATAGTCAATTACGTCGCATTGTATGTTTTTCTCCCGCAAAGCCTTCCCCACAAAGCCTTTGTCGGCGTTTTTTTCCAGATATAACGCTGAGCAGTGCCATTCTTTAGTCTTTCTGATAATAAAGTCGTACCATTCCTGCACATGCCCCTCATATATCCAGCCTATGGCGTGGTTGCCCGACATAATAGTCAGAGCGCATGAATTACCCCCGTCATAAGCCGCGTCGAGATGGGCTACGACCTGTTGCCCGGTTTTCCATGTTTCCTTGTCGAAATTTCCGTATTGCGGATACTGGAATAACAATCCTTCGTCGGAGATTAATTCAAGCTCGTAGTTTATCGCCCGCAGGAACGGGGTAAGGCGTTTCCATTTCTCCTCTAGTTCTGCCTTGTCTATGAACGTGTTAAATTTGGATTCGGGATATTTTTTAACTTCGGTAAACTCCTCGATAACATCCCATCCGTCCCCCTTCGCCCATTTTGTCCCCAGCCAAATGGTAAGAGCCCCGGGGTCTACAATGTTTCCGGCGAGTTCCCGTATGTTTTCTTTTACGCTTTCTCGCTCGGCTCGGCTTACCCTGTCCTGCAAGCCGATAATATCGTCCGCGATTATCACGTCAAAGTGCGCCCCGGTGATTGCGTCTTTGATGCCTTTGGCGGTAAGGTTCGGCTCTACCGCCGGGTTCTGGCTAAAGTTAAAGTGCAGTTCGTCTGTTTTGTCGGTAATTTTTTGGGGCGCAATGCCGTGTATCAGGAAAAATAGGGCTTGCAGTTCCGGCTTGCCAAAAGCCCTGGACACCGCTTTGACGATTTTACAGGCTTCCGCGTGTGTTTTCCGTACAATCAAGATACGCGCTGAAGGGTTAAACAGCAGGTAGCGGATAATGCCGACAATAACCACTGCGGTTGTTTTGAAGCTGCCCCGGAACGCCATCAGGCCATGGGAGCCTTTTTTGTCCCAGGTTTCTTTTATCCATTTGCCGTGCAGGGGGATTAGTTTTTTATATCCAAGAAAATGCCCCAAGGCATGGGGGGAATGCTTTATGGTATGCAGCCAGATTTTTATCTTTTTTTTATCTGAATCTGGGATTGCTGTTGACATTATGTTTTCGGTTTTCTACTCCTCGGTTTCGGCTCCGGCTTTTCTGAGAAAGCCTCGTCGAGCATTGCCATAACATCCGGGTCTATGGCGGTTATCCCGTGTTTTATAGTTTTTTCCGGCTTGCCGTGCGACCGATCCATGAGCTTCTCAAAATTGTTAAGGCACTTATTTTTCATATCATCCAAAAGAGCATTAAGCACAAGTTGAACTCCCAGAGGAACAGGTTCTATGAGTACTTTTTTAGTTTCTGTTTTGGTTTTCCCATCTTCACCCTTAACAGTAATCTTAACGTCTTTTGTTTTAAGCAATTCCCCCAGTTCCTCGGAATCATACTCCCAAATCAGGCTTCCGATGATTCGCTTTATATCGGTTATGGATACGCTTTCATCCCTGATAAACCGCAATGCGGACGGCTTGCGCCCGGGGTTTTCGGGCTGCTTGTCGCTTGAGAATCGAGTCGCTTTTCCTTTCTCCAAATTTTGGAGAGATTTTTTGTTTACTGCCATAATCGCCGTTTATTCGCCGTTTTCCAGCTTGGACAATTATACACCCGTTTTTCAAAAAGGCAAGCGTTACGGTATTTTTCGCATTTCGGACGCCTTCTACAATGCCTTATAACCTACCTGTAGGTACTATTGTCGGGTTTTCCGTAACACGGCATATATTTTAACGGATTTTCTTTTTGACAGCCGTTTCCTACACTTTCCGGACGTACAGTTCCTTGGAATATCCGGTCGCCCGGGACGCCATCAGCTTCAAAAACTCCTCTTTGGAAATATCCGTAAGCCGGAATATTTCTTCCGGCTTCATCCCCAGTTCCTTGCCGATTTCCTTAATCGACTTCCCTTGCTCAAGCAGCCGTTTGACTATGTTCTTCATCGGCTCAAGCAGATGCACGCCCCTTGCCCGGTTGTGGGTCACCGTCCCGTATACGTCCCCGGCCTCATTCGCGTGCTTCACTATCACGATTGGCACTTTGCCCTGAAGCTGCGTTTTAAGCGGTTCTTCCCCGGATACCGTCCAGCGGTGAAAGCCGTCGATTATGGTGTAATCCGGCCGGCAGACTATGGGGAGCGTCCAGCCGTTGCTCATGATTGATTTGACCAGCAAATCGAGATTCTCCCGGGATACTTTGTTGGGGTTCCAGTCGTTTGCCTTTAATAATCCCCTGTCTACCCATTGTAGCGTGGATAATGGCGCTGTCAGTTTATTCATTTTTTCTTCCTGTCCTTGTTGTATTGGTGCGCGTACTGCACGTTGATAGTGGTGATAATGCCCCGGAGCGTCCTCTGTTTCGGGTCGCCGGCGATTAAGCAGTCGTATATCTGCTTGTATACCCTGCCCCCGATCATCGAGCCGTATTTTATCAACAGCTTGATGATGTGGTTGGCGTTTATCAGGGAGCTTTCCATGACAAAGTTTTTCCTGTGGTTCTGCAAAAGTTTGAAGACCTCGGCTTTATAGTCCCTCGGCGTTTCCAGTTCCCTCCGGATTTTGCTCGAATGCCGGAACATTTCGCTGTCCCAGTAAAGAGCCGCAAGGTAGGCGTTCGGCTCCCTGCGGATTATGCGGTCCATAAGATCAGGGTAGTACTCGTTCATCTTTACAAGGGACTTTGCCGTGTCCACGCTGAAAAACTGCGATACCCTGAGCTGGTTCAGCCGGATGCCCGCCTGGTACATATACAGGTACACTTCCGGGATGTCGATTTTATGCTCGTACAGATACCGCCAGATATCCGAATCTTTCCAATCGTACATCGGCCAGACCATATTCCCCCGGGCCAAGCCTGTTTTTGACGAAAAGGACATGGTCATAAACTTGAGCCGCTGTAACGATTCCGACATCCGTACTCCGACAATGCAGATGCCGTCCGCATTATGCCTTTCAAGAAATTGCTGGTACCTGTCGTTTCTTGCCTTGCATTTCGGGTGTTTCATTATCGCGAAAGGCGGCGGCTGTCTTACCCATGTGTCTTTTTTCTCGCTGTCCCAACAGATGAAATACTCGTCCTGTTCAAGAAGATTGAAATACGAATAATGGCGCACCTCAAGGCAGAACCAGTTAAACCGGGCCCCAGCCAGAAGGATTTTTTTCCGCCATTCATAGACCTTTTTTATGACGCAATCGTACATCGCCTCTTCATCTATGAATTCGACAATCATCCTTTTGGGGTCTATTTTTCCCTCCGCGGCAAGTTTCAGTATTACGTCCATCATGCAAAGGGAATCTTTTCCCCCTGAAAAACTGACGTAAACTTTTTTGCCGTTGGAAAACGCGTTGATTATCCGCTGTTTGGCCGCCTCAAGTACGTCTTTGTTCCCTTCACGCTTTACAACCATATCACCTCGCCGCACTTCGGGCAGGTAACGCTTTGCCGCCCCTCTGCCGGCATTTCCGGAGTTGCGGCCGCCTGAGCTTCCGATTCGCCGGCTTCCTCGCTGTTTACGTCGGCATGGGATTCAATGCCCATGAGGTTTTCCACAGTCGCCTTGCCGTAATCTTCCAGCGCCTGGGATATTTCCTCAGACGCGGCGCCGATGGAGTTCAAAATTTCATCGTCAAACCCGGGGATATCGAAATCACCGGCCAGATCATGGATGAGCTGTTCAATGTTACCGAGGTTGTCTATTCCCAGGCCTGCCGTTTTGTTGTCGGCCATCATCAGTTTCTTTTTGTCGTTTTCGGACAAATCGTATAAGATAATGACCCAAACCTTCTTCATGCCCTCGGCGCGCATGGCTTCCACCAAGCCGTTTCCGGCAAGCACCAGGTATTGGTCATCGATGACTACGTTCTTGTACTGCCCCCACTTTTTGAGGGAGCGGCGGATCTCCGCTATCTGTTTTTCCGGGTGTATGCGCGTGTTCAGTTCCGGCGTTTTCAGCAGGTCTATGTTTACTTCTTTGCGTTCTTTTTTCATGGTTTTTCCCCCCGTTGCTTCTTCTCCGCGGCGTTCCAGCCTATGGCGAAAAGGATAGCGCCCAGGACTATGTAAATCCTGATTGACGCCATAAGCGTCCACACCCCGAGTACGCCCATGGGGATAAGGAGCTGCCAAAGGCCTACCAGCGCGACGTTCACGGCAAGCCCCAATTTGCGGCCAAAGGTGATGTATATGCTGTAGAGGAATGAGGACACGGTGGATATTGCAACAATGAAAATTAGAAACGCTTTGACGATGTTAAGGACCGGGTTAAAATGCGTCCAGGCAAGCAAGAATGTGAATGTAAGGTACGCGCCGAACAGCAGGCCGCCCGCGGCAAACGCCCGGCGTATGTTGATTTTCTTTACGCCGGCACCGTTGCTCTCGTTGTAATCCAGTATCTCGAAAAAATACGGGTACAGAAACGGGCCGGGTATCAGCAGCACGCATTTCTGTACGCCCTCGCCTATCGCCCCGGGCTCCAGCCCCCACGGCAGAATGTTCATATTCCCCCGGGAGTAGAGTATTGCCCCGATGGTGAGCAATAGGCCGATGCCGTACACGGCCGCCCAGCTCGCGTTGTCGGTAAGCACGGTGCGGATCATGCCGTTTTTGAACAGCAGGAAAATGAACAGCGCGGCCGCGGCGTAAGCAAGCGCGAGGCCGAACGCCCCGCCCATCGGCGTGTCCAGAAAAACCGCGTGGATGCCGTTAAGGTTAAGCCACACCTGAAACACGCAGATAAGGCCGGTGACGTAGCGCATCGGCCGGCTCCGGAAAACGTCCCGGAGTTTCGGCAGCATCGGCGCGAATAATCCGAACACGATGCAGGCAAGCGTGTTCCCGAGGGCCCAAAGCAGAAACGGCGCTATGCCGAAATTCTGCGCCATTTGGATGCCTACCATGAGCGATCCCACTCCTGCCCACGTCGCGGCGATGGACATTGAGTAGTAACGCGATGGGTTTTGAATAAAACGATTTTTCACGCGCGAGAATACGCGCGGCCGATTACCGGCATCCGGGCGTAGCCCGAGCCGGTTTTTGAGAAATGTGTACATAAGTTCTCCCTCTGATGGGGAGTATAACAGCAGGGGATTTTTTTTGTCAAATTTAGTTTATTTCTGAAACGTGCTGTTTTGTCGCAACTGTCGCATTTTGCCCGTTTTGTTGGATCGATCCAACAAAATATTTTTTTCAGTTCAATTTAAATTCCGTGAACGGTTGGTATTTCAGATATAACGGATGCCGTGGATTTCCTTTTTTAGTTAGTTCTCCCATTTTTACCCATTTGATGTTTTTCTTTGTTTCTTTAATGCTGTGCAAAATATCATTCAGGCAATCGCGCAGCCATGGCCTTGAGTCTATTAAATCTCCCCATGCCGCCCAAACAGTAGAACTGTCTTTAATTACGTCTTTTATAACCTCAATGTTATAATGGTGCGCTTCATCGTTTAATGTTTCCGGTAAATCATCAGGGTCGGTTGCCCTCAATGGATAGATGTTGAGCATTACAAAAGAGTCAAATCCGTTTTTGAAAGCTGTTTTTTTACCCTAAAAATTGTCGGATCGTATTTCTCCGGAGTTGCCGTGCTGGGGTTTATGCCGAAACAATAAAGCGTGTTTTCTCCCTTTACTCCAAGTGCATAGCGACATTTGTTATCAATAGTTTTTACATAAACTGACGATTGAAAAAGCTCCATCTACCAAATTTCCTCCTCTTTGAAGAATTCTCATACTGTAATAAAGCAGTCAATTAGGTTTTTAGAATTTTCATCTGGCAAACTTACCTTTGCGTCGAATGTACTATAAAACCGTTTTGCTCCCTCGTTTTCTTTGTGTACGCAAAACGAAATGTCATCTGCTTTTGCCTGTTTTGCTTCTTTTTTTTTATTAACTCCGTTGCGATACCCCGCCGGCGATATTCAACTTCAACAGACAAGCAGGCAAGCCATACATAGCCCTTCCCATCTATGTGGTATTCGACATGGTAAATTACTATTCCCACCGGTTTATTGTCTTTTTCAGCAACCAATAACTTTGGAAATCTTCCGCCGATTATAGCTTCCCTAAATACGGAATAATCGGGAATTTCCATTGCTGGTATATAACCCATCATCCTGAAAATATCTGGCAAATCATCCGGCTGCCAATTTCTTATTATAAATGCCTCTTTTGTTTTTTTATGCATTTTCCACCTCCATATTTTTGCGAATGCGGTATGTCCGCTTGCAGTTTTCAGCGTCATATATCGAGCATTTGTAAGTCAGGCATTGATGCGGGTTTGGCTTTTTTCCTGTGTTCATAAACTTCCTACAGTATTTGCAGCGTATCGAACAGCAGTACCAGGGCACGTCCGCAAGGCATTTTTTGCCCTGGCAGTTCGCGCAATACTTACAGATAACCGGGTACATCTGTTCTGAAACAGCGGTCATAATTCCCTCATTTTTTACGGTAAATCGGCTCTATACCCAGCTCTTTTAATAGCCAATCAAATCGCCCGTCATCTTTACGAAAATCCTTATCTATGCTTTCCCTCCAGTCGCGGCTATATGTGGTAAAAGCAAACGCCCAATTATTACCCGCTGTTTCTTTTCTTGAACAAAACCTAACCGCTTCTTCTCTTTTCATTACATATACATTATTGCAATCGGTAAGGCCTTTTTGAAAAATCAAATAAACAACCGCTTCGGCATTGTCATCATAGTAATCAAAGTCTTTGTATATTTTTTGACTGTTAATTATTTCATATTCACCGTCTTTATATTCATCGAATAAATATGCTTGTGTCATGCGCCCTCCATAAAAAGAGGCGTATCTTTTTTACTGAAATCTGTTTTTTGTACCGTTGTATCTTCCTTGAATTCCAATAATTTATTCATGTAATAGTTATATTGCTTTTTACGAAAGGCTAATTCTGTCTGTAGGCTGGAGGTACTATCATTCAATAACGCTTCAAACTTTTCTAACGCCGCTATACTCCATATCTGTACTTCAAATCTTGGGCATGGGATTTCTGTGTTATATATTGTTTCATTTGACAAATGGGCTCGTTCCCCCTGGCAGGCTTCCCATGTTTCCCATTTTATTTCTGAATATAAATAATAAAGATACTTATTCAGTACAATTTTCTCGTTATTCTCCAGCCATTTAATCCTTCCGCCTTGAAAATATGAAGGCGAACCGTCAAATATTACAAACCTTCCTACAGTTCCGGCGGTGGTTATTAGAACATCTCCCTTTTTAGGATATGGATATTTTTTCTTGTAAGTTTCAAATGTTTCTTTGGATATAAACTCTGTTGCTTGCTTCCCAATAGTTCCCACCCTGTAAAGGGGTAGGCCTCTATCAGTTATAAGCTCTTTAGGAATTTCTCCGCAGTTACGCAGTTTGCCTATTATATTCAGAGGGAGCCAGTCTACCAGTTCATTTTCCCACATTCATTAACCTCATTAAAAGCATCTATAATTTCTTCAAACAGCCTGATTATTTTTGTTTCTCCGAGTAATTGCCCGCCGCTTGTGGTGATCCTGAATTCGCCTTCCCCATTAGGCTGCATCAGTTTATTTAAGGACACAATAATGTCCCCGTCATCGTTTTTTGTAAGCATCAAAATACAATCGGGGTCATAGTCGCTTCTGAATTTACTTATTTTCATAAATCATCCTTTTCCCTTTCTCAACAAACTCAATTACCTTATTCACATACCCAGGCGTCAATTCGATAAAGTTTGGCGGGTTTTTCTGGATAGCCAATCTATACAGGACAACCGGATTATGCAACGAGGCAATAATCTGTGTATCCGGCCGCTCTACGGAATAAATCGAGAACGTACTGTCAATATTAAAAATGTCAAGGTTGTTGTCAGGTTCGTCCATTAAAATGGTAAACCGATGGATCTCTTGCTCTTCCATGTGCTTGTAGAAGTAATCAGAAGCATATTTGGCATATTCGGCTGAAAATGTATTCGCATTAAGTTTTTTTATTTTTTCCAACGGAAACTTAAGGGTATCGCCTTTTAACCTGTCCTCGCCAAACATAAAATCCAGCAAAATATCAAATGTATGCAAAACAGACTGCCCGCGGGAGATGTGATTATCAGTAACGGCCTGTTTGAAATTTGCCATATTTTCAAGCCAGCCCTCGCCTTTTGGTATATCTTTTTCTATTCTGAAATTGAAAAATACATACCGATAATCAGCATAGATGTGAACAGAAGTTATTTTATCTTTAAACATATTTTCCAGATGGGAATATTGATATAATGTCGGCCATTCAGAATAAAAAAACTTTTCGGTTAAGGTATACAGCTTCAGCATATTGAGAATAGTGGTTTTCCCAGAGCCATTAATCCCGCATAGGATATTGACCCCTGGCTTGAAAACTACTGTTTCAGGAAATTGAGAATTAGCCTTCTTTTTCTTGTTTCTATCATACAAATCGGTACAATAGCTGAAAAGCGCATGTTTGCTTATTAAATCACGATCAATTTCAAGCCTATTTATCATTTTTCCCCCTTACACGAATTGCTTGTATTTTGCGTACATTGTTGCCGGCCGCGCCCACGGCCATGTGAACCGTACCCATTCCGGATCGCGCTCCCCAGTTTCATCCCTATACAGCATCGCCATAGGGACAAACCCCGCTTTCATACAATCAATAAGACGTTCCTCCGCTTTCCGCAAAGTGTCGCCGGGATATCCGACCAGAACGTAAGCCCGCAGCGGATGGCAGATTTTGAACCCGGCCTCTTTCAATAGTTTTCCCGCCTCATAAAGCGGCTCGCGGTCGTTCGGCGTATCGTATGCAAAAAACAATTGCTTGGGTTTTAATTTCGCTAATCGTGATATATGCCATTCTTTTAACCGGGCGGCTTCCAAACCGCCCGTGAACTCTATCTCGTGCTGCTGTCGCTTCAACATATCAAATACGCTGTTTATATGCCCGTCAGAACAGGCGAGCAAATTGTCGTCGAGGACGTTCCAGCCGTCTTTTATTTGCAGTTCTCTTATGGCTTCCCCTTCGCGGCGCCACACACTGCAAAACCAGCACCTGTTCGGGCATCCCCGGCTGGTGATTACATAGCCTTTTTTAATGTACATCCCGGGGGTAAACTCATCGCCGGGCTGCCCTGTGGCGGGGCCCCCGATTTTTGTAGGCGCAACATGGCGCCACTCTTTTTCTAAGCGTTCCGCTTCCGGCAGATCCCATGTGAATGTTACGGATATATGCACCTCGTCAGCCTCCGCGAAGAAAGGCGGATCTCCGACAAAAGATAATTCGTCTGCCGGCGTGGTGTTTTTTAATCTGCGGGGGAAAACACGGATTATTTTCATATTCAATCCTCTTTATAATCCCGGCATGGGCCGCGCAATCCTGCCTCGCTCGGTAGATCGCAACCAACCGCATTGCATTCATGCGGATACCATGTGCAGGATAGATATGGCTTTTTGTACCTAAGCCGCTTTTCTTTCTCGGCCTTGCTTTCTTCTTTCTTCTTTTTTTTCATGTTCTCCAATCTGCACTCCATTTTTTACAGTAACCGTTAGCTTCAATCATTATGTCCTTTCCAGATTCCTTGCATCGCCAATCAGGAATAACATCAAGTACACAATATGAATGCTCACAATTACTGCACTTGCGAAATAGGTTTCTACGCCATCTATCAAAACGAATAAAAAAATACCTTATGTAATCCTTCTTACCAGTATCGGGGTTATAGATACCAAAGTTGCATAGACAATTCTCACAAGTAACTTCCCCGGCATTTTCAGCATTACAATCAAATTCACTTGGGTGGTCTGAATTGCTTTCAGTCCAATATCCCTGACAAGGATAAAACGATATTTTCCTCAACCATTTTAATAAAAGTTTGATCATAAATCCTCCACGCTTATGGCAAAGTCAGAAGCAGCCTCTGAAATCTCATAGAGCCGGTTGTATTCTTCCTCTGCGGCTTTACATTCGGCAAGACGTGATGGTCCGTCAAAGTGTTTTGGATCATCAATAGGCTTACAAAAAACAGAACATTTTACTTCAACACTCCTTTCACTCTTCGAATGTTCGAACTGCAAATAATTACAACCTATACAACGTGTCGCTCTGATTGGTTTAATTTCAATAACAATCTTTGCCATGTAATTCTCCTTCTTTCTACTTCTCGTTCTTACATAAAGCCAAAAGCAATTCATCAAAATAAGCCCACTTGCCTTCTATCAGCCCGCCGCTGTAATGGTTCATATACCATCTGCTATTGTTATCAACGCCGTAGTTGCAAACGTAAAGCTTTCCCTCTTGCGGCCTTTCTGTCGGTTCGTGCCAGAGAGTATCATTCCCCTTCTCTCTTTCAGCCCTCATATTCCATGAAGCAACCGCTTTTTCCAAATCAGCACCGCCAGATACGGCACAAGTACATCCGGAGCATTCAATAAAATGCGCCACTTCACAATCAGGCATGAAACTTGCTATACCGCCGTGGCAGTGCGGGGGGATATAGTTTATCAATGCCTTGCTCCCACAAAAGGGACACCCAAGCAGTTTGTCCTCAGCTTCTTTTATGGCTTGGGTATCAATATCACCTTCAGCATCACCGTACCGTTTTTTCTCCATAATTAATCTCCTTTTTCTTTTTTTGTTACGTATATGTTCCATGTAGCAATTGCTAAATCAGGAAACGGTTCCCATTTTGTTTTTATATTACATCGGGAACATGTAACCCTATATTTTTCAAACTCAAGTTTGTCCTTTACTTCTTGTTTGTATCTTAAAAATGGTATGCTTCCACATTTACAGGGCTTTATTGCACTACCTGACATTTTTATGCCTCCATTCAATCTTGTCAAAACGAAAATACTTATATGTAATAATCATAGTTCCCTGTTTTATCAGCCTCTTCTAATTTCTCTTCAAGTTCTTTGATATATCGGTTAATCAATGACCGATACGAACGTCCGTCTCCTCCGCATGAGGCAATAATTCTGTAGAGTTCTTTTAAAACAACAGCAATTTCTATTTCCATGTTTTTTCCTCGTTAAGACATATGTCAATGAGATTATTATAGCTGTCGATAATGCAATGCGTTAGGTATTTTCCCCTCGGCCTCTGTATCCATTTTGGTTTCATCGGGTGTTTTTTACAGAACTCATTGAACCATACGGCATCGTCATCGTAAGGCAATAGACCGAAATTCAAATGCTGTTTTATCCTCGGGAAAAAGTTTTTATGCTTGTAATATGTTTTCCAATTCAAATACCATTCACCGTGAAAAGACTTAACAATAATATACCAGCCGCTAAAAAACCAATCTGTATCGTTATAAAAGACGTATATATAACACGGCACTTTTATATGACAGTACCGTTTTTTCGCAATGTTTAATTCCTGTTTTTTCTTTCTTTCAGCGTTGCGATCTGCAATTGTATATTCCTTCCACTCTTCCAAGGGAAACTCGCGGGATAAGGAAATAATATGTTTCGGCAATTCTTTTTTCCACCAGAACCGCGCTGCCGATCTTGACATTACTATCATTCTTCAATCCTCATAAACTCGTATACAAACACCCATGGGTTACCTTCCCATGAATAGCCACGTTTAGCGTTAATGGTGTCCCATAATTTGATAAACGGTTTTATATAACTTTCACCGCCAACACCGTAATGATAAGGATTTACACCTTCTGATCTTGCATCCATATGGCTTATAACCTGCACCCGCTCCAAACGGACTGATTTTACCTTAAGGAACAAGCGCGCGGCCTCGCGGGGCATGAAGATTGAAGGTTTCCAGTAGCAACATGGGGCATGTTCTATTCCTTGTTTGTCAAGATACGATGCCCTATAAATGTATTTGCCCTTGAACCTTTTGCACATGGAGCAATGGCCACAATAACCATCCGGATTTGGGTGAGGTTGCCATGTTTCACGCACCCAGAGGATATCGCCGACATTGTATCGCGGTTTGACCTGTACACTTTCGCCTTCCTCGGTATTAAGCCAATACTCATCCGCCTGGTCTAAGGCAGTTTGAAACCCTTCAACTGTAACACCGTTAATACCGTAATCATCTGGTTGCGGTTTTACCACCCGCCGTGTCTGGCTCTTGAACGGCTTTTCCGGGGCTATCGGTTCCGCCGGCCACACACCTGGTTTGGTATTGAGTAACGCTTGTACCATTGGGGTACTGAATAGGATTGGTTTTTCTTTTGTCATATCAAGCTGCCTCCGTACTTAAACTTGCTTCTACCATAGCGGCAGATAATTCAACTGGATTTGAGTTTCCAATTTGTTTAACAACATCTTCTTTTGTCCCATAAAACTTGTGATCCCGGGAGAAACTGTGGGCAAGCGCCAGCTCATGCGGCTGCAACATACGAAACCTGATGTCCAGAATATAATCTCCGCCTGATTCAACTAGCCCCCATCTGTCTTTTGTTGTAATACTTCCAAGAGGAATGTTGATTGATTCCGCGTCCCCGGTTCCGTTATATCTCACTAAGAATGGTTCTATTAAAACGTGTTCCTGCTTTGTAACCACCGTTGAAAGCGGATCGTCCAATGAACTACTGCGGTCTTTTGCTGAAGTCTGGCCTATTGCAGTAATAAACGGTTCGACAAACCCATAACGGTTTGATGTATCGAGTGTCGGTAACGGATCATTTATGGAGTGATTGCGTTTCATAAAATCGTCGCCGCCGTTAAATCGGGTTATGAAAGGTTCTATCGGTATAATATCCGGCTCTATCAATGCAAAATGCGTTCCAGACGTCGTTTCTGTTGGCAACGGTTTATCAAGAGAACGAGATGTTCCTGTCCCTCTAAGAACAATTAAAAACGGCTCGGCATAGGGATGCCAGTATTTTTTTATACCGTGTTCTATTCTCTTCAACGTTGACGGTGCAAGCGGCCGCTTTCTGTTAAAAATAGATTCGCCGTGTAAATCATGGTCGATAATATCTCGCGCAGGGATCCATTTTGGCAATCCATGAACATTATATTCTTTCTCCGCATGGGTTATATTGGGCCATTTAATTGCACATGCGTCACCTTTTACCGCCTGAATAAACAGCCGGCGCCTGATAGTGGGATCGCCGTAGTTCGCTGCGGTAAGAACGCGCCATTCAACGGTATATCCCAGGCTTCGTATCGCCGCAATGAAAACCTTAAAAGTTTCTCCCTTGGCTTTTTTCACCGGTCGTCCGTTTTCATCAAGCGGTCCCCAATTCTGAAACTCCGGCACGTTTTCTACGATGAGCCTTTTAACATTGAGATTTTCTAACCAGAACGGAATTATCCACGCCGGCGCCCGTTGTTGTTCGCAGCGCGGTCTCCCGCCACGTGCGACACTATGATGGGTACACGCCGGCGACGCCCATAACAAATCCAACACTTGCCCCGGCACAACCTTGGTCGGGTCAATGTGGTTTACCGATTCACAAATATGCTCTACGCCTGGATTGTTGGCTGAATGCGTCTTTATCGCAATTTCCCAGTGGTTTATCGCTAGGATATTCGCCTTTAACCCCATCCGGGCAAGCGCTTTGCGTATCCCGGCCGTACTGCCTCCGGCGCCGCAGAACAGGTCAACTATTTGCAGGGTTTTCATTATTCTCCCCAGCGTTACGGTCAAGTATCTCTTTGTTTTTCTCGATGATGTCCAAAGTGCGTTCTAGGCATTCAATGGTATCAGCGGATTTATTGCCGTCTACTTCAATTCCCAGCACTCCCAACGCCTCGGCTCGTTTTTTGATGGATTCAAAACGCGACTTTTCTCCAGGAAAGTCAACCAGCTTGAATATCACGCTTTTGCCGTCTCTTCGTTCACCAGAAGCACAGCAATAGTTATCACAAAAAGTTGGCTGAAACTCAAAAATGCAGCCACCGCAATTTTCCCTCCCATATGGAACTTTATTTTTTTGAATTACCGCCAAAGCCTTGCCTACCGGTATGTCAAACATCTTGCGCCTCCTCCGCCTCCCATGCCTCGATAGCGGCCACTATTTTTTGCGCGGCTGCTCGCCTTGTAGAAAAATTCTTAGCGTGATACCAAATGCCGTACATAGTGTTTTCGTTAGAACAACTTACAAGAGGGCAATTTAAACAGAGAACCGTTTCGCTTATAGGGCAATTACAACTCATGCCGTCTATTTTCGCGAATAATTCTTCCGGCAAGTCTTCTTCATTTTCAATCTCCGGATGTTCCGCCAGATACCGCCATACTTCCAGCGATAATTCTTTTGCCTCTTGCTTTGTCATAATTCTCCCTCATGCTTTCTGGTTATCGCCCCATAACCTCTGGCAATGGCCAGTCTCTCGCGGCGATACGCGGCTTTCTAACCGCTGGCTGTTTAACCGCAAGCCCTCTTTTCCTTGCCCTTCCCGGCCCCGCGACGGTGAAACATTTATCCCATGCCGCGTCTAACGTAAGGTTAAACTTCTTGCATATCGGCCCTAATTTAGTAGGAAACCGTAGCGAGAAATGCCAGTTTGGGCACTTTATTCCGCAACGCATAATTTCC